GGGAGGCAGAACCATCAACTTGCTCATCTAATATATCGTAATCTTCTGGCTTCTCTGGTGCTGAATCAACTTTTTTGCTAGTTTGTTGGACTTCTTTTTGCAAAGTATCTACAACGCTAGGGTTGTCTTTTAAAAATTGGTCTAACTGTTTTAAGCGTTCGTATTCATTTTCCTGAGATTTTAATGTGCTTTCAGCTTTATCTTTCATGCTTTGCATATTTTTATAAGATTCTGCTAGCTTCATTCTACCATCTTCATCATTACGAAATTTATTTTCAATAAGCCATTCTTCTGGTTTATTATCTTCTTTTGGACTTTCTTCGACATCGGACTGTTCTTCAGGCTGAGATGTTTCTTCGGTTTCAGCTTCCTTAGATTCTACCTCTTCTGAGCCAGTTTCTACTGGTGGAGAATTAAATTTATTTAATTCATCCATAATAGTGTCTTGGTTTTCAGAACCTGTTTCTGTCTTTTGTACTTCTGTATCGCTCATTCTATGCTCCTAACGTTATGAGTTACCCATCATGCTGACGGGGCTTCGGTTTCCGAGTTTATAGATTGTTGTGATTGTGCAAAAACACGTAAATCATCGGCTGTTTGCCGTGTTAGTTCTTTTTGCTTTTCTTGTTCCACTTGTGCAGTTGCTTGGAGATTGCTTACAGCCTTCTGAACAGGTTTTGTAGCCTCCGCAACTTCAGCTCGCATTTTCGTGTGGAACAATTCTCTTTCCCTAGTCTGGAGGTCACCAGATAGGTTCTGTAATTGCTGTTTTAATTGCTGGTTTTCAGCCATTAACTGAGAAGTTTCACCCATTCGTTGTATTAAACCTGCTTTGTCTACGTCTGCTTGCATATTCATAATAACTTGCGTTTTATCATAAATACCAGCATTCATCAAACCAATATCTCTGGCTAAATCAGCACTTGGAGACTTGGCTCGCGTACTACCCATAACAACTCTAACATCAACGTTAGCACTTGTTACGTCATACATCATTTCTACAGCTTGACTGTAATCATTGATGCCAGGCGTGTTTATTACAACTTCCTTTTCCATTCCTGTGGGATTTAAAATTCTTAATACTCTACCTTTATTGTAAACAAAAGGTATATACATTGATGCACACCTACCAGCTTCAGTAAGCATATCATAAATTGGGAGTATTTTCCAATTTTGTTTTCTTGCAGCAGCTTCATCTATAATTTGCGCTTCTCCAACAGTACCAACAGCACCTGCTGGATTTCCTTGTTGAAATTTATAAGCACCAAATATAGTTTCTATATCTGTTTCGTATCTCTGCATACAGCTGACCGCTAATAGCTGGTGGTGCAAATTCTTTTATTTTACCTTCACGCAATGCTCCAGGGTTTGCTCTAATAATAGCATTGGGAACATACCATTTTTCTATTTCTTCGTTGTCTATAGCTCCATCTTCATATAACAATTTAAAACTAGCTGTGCTAGTTGCGTGACTAATTAATAATGCTTCAACCCTGTTAAGCATTCTTTGTGGAGTTTTAGCATGACGAACATCCCCTGCTGGATATGGTGTTCCGTTATGTTCGTTACACGCAGGTATGATTGGGTATCTGTTTAAAGGTAAGACTTCATCATATATCATTGTGTCGCCAATAACAAATGTTTCTCTTATTTGAGTTTCATATACAACTTGTTCAGATATTTGTCCACCATCTAAATATTCATTGTATCTATCTTCTTTCAATGCTTTTTTATAATCATCTTTATCAACAACTTTATACATTCCAGTCAAGTTGTCTGTAATCATTACTTTTGGAACATTTACTTTTGACCAACGTACAAATTTACGAACCATTGGCTGTCCGTCTTGTGGTGGCAAATCCGACCTTAAACTTAGCTCGTCTCTATTGTATTTATCAGTACTTTGATAGTTTGTTTCAGAATCTTCACGAGCTTCGTCTATTTCTTTAGCATATTCAGGAAAATGAACTTTCATTGATTCTTTTGTATGCAAGTCAGATAGAATTATGCTGCTAGCATCAGAAAAATGAGAATCTGTAGAATTGGGGTCAACAAATACCGATTCAGGAGCAACTCTTTTAAATTTAACTCCACCTGCACCTTGCTCAGCTTGCCAGTCTGGATATACGTAAACATATCCTATCCCTTTAACAATATAATCTCTACATATATTTCTAAAATGCCTATCTCCTGATGAATCTGACCATATCTTGTCTAACAATGCATTATATACATTTGCCATGTCATTATCAGTTTGCCCAGTTGCAACTACATCCCATTCTGGAGATGAACTAGCTACATTTGCTAGCACCTGCTCTACAGAAGGTCTTATTTTATTATTAGCTTCTGGTGGTTGACCAATACTTAAAAGATAATCTTTTTGCGTACTGGTAAGCTGCATTCCGAGAAAAAATTCTTCATCTTCTGCTATTTGATAGCGAAAATCTGTTGAATCAGATGAATACAAAGTATATTCATCGCGAACATCGTCTGGTGTTATTTCCTCTAATTGTAATTCTTTTAATTTTATCATATTCTATCGGAGATATTAAATAAATATTTATATATAATACTATGCATAAATTAATTGACCTGTTTGCCAGTCCATACCTACTACTTGCGCACGATATTCTAACAAATTACCATCTTCATCGTAATTTGGTCTTGGTACAAAAACATCATCTAATGCCCAACGTAAAGCATCTAGCGTATCTTTTTTAAAAGTTCCATGTTCTTTAAAATTTAACAATTCACTTTCTAATTCCCAATGACTGTCCTTTAAAAATAGTGCTTTAGATGCAAAGTATGGTTGCATTTGTTTAATTCTATAATATTTTGATTTAATAGCTTTCTTTGGGTTAATGTTATAAAAATGTCCTTCTTGTTTTGACTTTTGTATTACGTATTCACTTAACATAATATGACCAGTCTCTTCAATCTTGACTTCTCTTGGATTATAAAACTCCATCATTTCAAATAATTTATCAGCACAAGCCATAGGAGTAACCTGTCCTCTAAAATAATCAACAACATAAATATTGTTAGCTTCATCTACAGCAATAACCATAATAACTGTATAGTCTGCCTTAACGTTTTCGCTTGCTGCAGGGTCTACACCCATAAATATATTTACAGGTATTTGTTCTTTTTCACCATCTTCGTCTATAGTTAAAAAAGACTGATTGTGTTGATATGAATATATTCCATCCCAGTATTGCATATCTTCTTTTTTAAATACACGAAAACTATCATCCATAGGTATGTTTTGATATTCTTGATAAAAATACGCAACATCACCTTCAGATATTAGCCTGTCTCTTTCTGCCATTAACCAGTCGTACCCTCTGTATTCTTCCCACAACACTTTAAATTTTCCATTTTTCTTTTTAATCTCTTTCCCGCTTGCGACAAACTCTCCTTTGTCTGTGTCCTGTATAATTGCTTGATAAAATAAAGATTTCCATCCTTTTACTTTTCTGGTTTTATCTTTATTATAAGATAGCGGGCCAGCTATTCTGTTGAGGTAACTCTCTTCATCTACGATAGTTCCAATAAAAATTAATTTAGCATCAGAAGAACCTGCAATAACAGCACCATTAAGCCATCCTCTAAAATTCTCTCTTAATGATTCTGTAGCAGTATTTTTTTCTCCCTCTCCGTCGTCAATAACTGTTAAGGTAGGTCTGTAAGCACCATATTTTAAACCTCTAACTTTTTGACCCGTTCCACGTACAAGAACTTTACACCAACTATTGGGTTCTCC